TATTGATGATTCCACTGGCACTGATTCAGCAAGTAATTCTGCACACTATGCGCACTACAAGGAAGTGACATACGAGACATACAAGATAAAACCGCTGAACAGGTTTATTGTCCGCGATTCTGCCAAGGATAAAACAAAAGGAAATGTAGGGACTGGAAAACGGAAATATATAGTGCAAGGAAACCAGCTGTTATTTGGGCTTGACAGAATATGGAAAACACAGCTTGCAACTCTTCTAATGGATCAAAATGAGGGTTTCACTTACCAGCCATTTGAAGCTGCGACAATGGGACTTCCGTATATCGAATGTGGAGACGTGGCAATGTTTTATGTCTACGATTTCATCAATTCGGCGCAGCAGCAAAAAGATATTTGGGTAGAAATGTCCTTTATTATTTTGCATAGAAAACTGACCGGCATTCAACAGCTTATGGATGAGTTGTCTGCTACAGGCGAAAAAGGAAACACACATATATCCGGCAGTGAAGCGCAAGTAAACCAAAACTACACAAACACACAGATTCAGAAATTACAGACCAGCCAAAGCTACACTGAATCCAATGTTGAAAATCTGAATGAACAGGTGGAACAGTTACAGGAAAGCCCGGATGCTAACACAATCTACTTGATACAGGGAACGGCAGGTTGATGATATGGCAAGAAAACAATCAAGTACGATATGGTTCCAAGGGAATCCACATAAAGAGATTTATTTCCAAGGTCATTACCACGACAAGATGTATAAAGGCAGTCAGCTTGTATGGGAAAAACTGGATAATGAATATGCTCCAAACAAATTGTACAGAATATATGATTATGCAACGTGGAACAATAAAACCTATTGTATCGTTGCAATGTACCATTTCAATCCAAAAACAAAAGAACAAACTTTTGAAGACATATATATGGCAGAATTTAATGTCGAAAAAATGTGTCTTGATTTGATTTTAAAGGGATTTTTGACAAGTGATAATTATGATAGCTATTATTTGCACGCTTGCAAAGATGGAATTGTTCTGATTGAATGGGATAGCAATTTTTCAAGTACCAATACAGAAAATAAGCCTGTAATGAGAATTACAGATTATCCGCTAAGTAAAAATTCTGTATTTGGAAAAATTGAACAGGGAACATTTACAGAGGATACTACAATTTATGTTCCAGCTCATACCAAAGAAGATTCAACGACTGGAACACACTATTACAATTCACAATATGTATTATTTTCTTCTGATTATTATATAAAGCAAACAATAACATCTGCAAATCAAGCGGTTATAACAAAGTATAACTACGATAATGAAGTAATCAAGCAAACGACACCTACAGACTATGCGGTTGAGGGTGCAAGGCAATCAAGAGTAAGAAATGTATTTGAATTGTCGAAAGATAAATATGTAAGTTATGTAACAACATATAACTACATCAATGGATCGATGGAAAATATAAGAGGTATTCTTGTAGACAAAGAAATCTCATCAAAGGTACAACAAGTAATTGAAGCTACGAGTGATGATTATTATCAGATACTCTACAACTATGATCCTAATAGTAAAATGAGTAATAAAAGAGTAATGGCAAGATACAAAGATGGTGTTGTTTTTGCAGCGTTAATATATCCAAAAACTGGAAGTACATCCCCATATGCTACAATACGAAGTTATATAGGAAATGAAGATGGCATATCTATGGTAAATACAGAGGCAAGACCAGAATGTTTTGTTACTTCTGAAAATTCTATTTTAATGATCCATCATATTGATCGGGGCGTTGAAATATATGAAATTAAATTAAATGAAATAAAAAAATTCGGATCTAATATCGGATTGGGAACAAGGTATTATTCAGATAGGGAAGTTTGGATAGCAGAAGATGAAGACAATTATTATGTGATTTCTAATGGATATTATGATGCTATAGACTATTATGGATCGATTTATACATTCGACAAAAAAACTTTGGAATATACTGGAATTAAGCAGAACATGAAATTTAGATATATATAATAAGGAGATCAGCATGGCAAATTACACACCGACATTCACAAAACCATACCCTAACGGCTGGGTAGATAAGCCGTCCAAGACTACACCTGTGACGGCGGCAATCATGAATAGCTACGATACAGCTATTGCGGCACTGGAAGCATATCTCAGAGATAATTCTATTGATACAGTTAGCGTTAGCGTAGAACAGTTTCCGTCAGATGGAAGGCAATGGCTTGGAACAATCACAATGGGAAGCAACCAGTATAGAATCTATATGCCATCGTTAAAATACGAAAATTCAGTTTCCGATGGCATTAAGATAGGCGCTATCACTTTGGGAGAGCAGTCTTTTGACGTTTACGCACCAGCATCTTCCACAGGCGGTAGTACCGTATCAGTCGTACCTAAAACACTTACCGGGACAAATATTGCAGAAATCACAGTAGATGGTACGACCTATCAGCTTTATGCGCCTACTGGCGGAAGTGGTAGCGGAAGCACTGTGACAGCAGAAGCTACACTGACAGAGGGTACGCAGATAGGCAAGATTACGATTGATGGGGTTGAAACAATCTTATATGCTCCGACTGCAAGTGCAATTACTGTAGATGCTGAATTGTCAGCAACAAGTGAGAATCCTGTGCAGAATAAAGTTATTACGGAAGCTTTAAATGGAATTTTAAAAGTAACAGATTTAAGTGATAAATTAAAAAATGGAAGATATAATGATTATTCACTAAATGATGACTTTAGTAAATGTTATAAAATAAATAACATTATTTATGGGCAGTTATTTATTACTGGATTAAAAGATGATGAAAAACCAAATAAGAGAATACTCGTTGCAGCGTTTGACGAAGATTATTTTAAAGATAGAACAAGCAGTGCAAGTTTCTTTTGCGGTTATTTGGAAATGTTAGAAAGTGATGGAAGAATATATTCTAGCGACAAAAACAATAGAATACAAATCCCATTAGTATATGATCCGATTAACTATGAAATAGAAGCAATTTCGTTAGAAGATGATACTTTACATTTTCAATCGACAACAATATTAAGCGGATATTTTAGACTAATAACACAAATTTAAAGGAGGCAGGAATCATGTCAGCATTAGAAAAAATAACCGATTGGCTAAAACTTGGTGGAAAGATAGTAATACCGAAAACATATGCATCTTGTGTATACAATGCGAACGGAGAGACAGTAGAAGCAAGAATGAATTATATTCAGCAACAGCTTGATTCCGGCGGCGGTGGTCATGATGGTTTCTTAACTTATGGCGGCGTAGGAGTTGGTGGCGTTGCAACTTATCATGAACTGGAAAAAGCTCCAAATCAACCAACATCATAAGAAAGAGAGGTATATAAATTATGTCAACTATAATGGGACTTGATTATTTGTACTTGATGGAAAGTGTTATAGATTCAACCGGAAAGACAGATTATGTTGTGGGTGTTAATCCCACAAAAATTAAAGCCGCTTTAGGGTTAGAGGTAACTCAGTTAGAAGTGGATTCTACTCAATCATTAGACACAAATTATCCTTACAAATATCTAATTCATTATGAAAACAATAACAATGATGGAATTGTTATCCGAGTTTATAAGGGCAAAAATGGTATAATTGTTTCTCCATATGTAAACGGCGTTTTGAACTATTCAGAAAATATTTTAAGTATTGGATCAATTTCATCTACTTCTCAGCTTGTCATGTACTACAAAAAAAGTGATGATTATGTAGTTACTGGATTTGCAAGACCTACTGATAATGTCAGACTGCAAGCTGCGTTTATCAATTATAGCAATGTAGGAGACACAGAAAAGCAGAAATGTATTTTATTTTCAAGAGACACGTCAACAGAATTATATAAATACATTTTATCAGGCGGAATATATAATTCTGCATCCAATAAGAACTCATTTATATCAAATGATATCGTAGCATTATATCCTTTGATTGATGTAACTGGCAGAATAGTGATATATATCGGCGATAAATAAGAGTATTCTTGACACGTTTTATTTTGTGGTTGACGGGAAAGCATATATATCACTTGCTAGCGGTAGTACATCGGCGAACAAGGTTTGCATTCAGATAAATTAAAGGTAAACTTAACTTAAGAAAGGAATAAAAGCATATGCGCAATTCCCTCAACTTTGCCACAACTTAGTTTTCTGAAAGAACTGTCGATGAAATTCACTTGAATCTGCCGAAAAGAAGTGCTATTGTACAAATACGCCTTGCAGATGTACAGGGCGCAATCAATCTCTGGCGCGTGGGCTTGTCCCGACAACAGGCTCACGCAAAATGTGTGAAAGGGGAAAATATGGACGATGGAGAAGCCAAAAAACATTACATAAGCGAAATCACAGAAACAATCTCAAAAATAAATGATGCAGGCACTTTAGAGTACCTGCATACATTCATAAAACTTTTTCTTAAGAAGTGGGGATAACCTCACTTCTTCTTGTTTGAAATCATGGTGTTTATCATGTTTAAAACTATTTCCTTATCTCTGTTATCTAACATAGAAAACTTTTCGATAAGTTCTAAATCTCTAGTTGCTTCTTTAGCATCTAAATTCTTTTTCTGTTCAACATCAAACCTCATTAGCCATAAAGGTTCAACTCCTAGCACTTTACCCATTTTTCCGCTGCTAATATTAGACGGGGCGTGTGAGCCGCTAAGATATTGACTTACAGAAGCCTTATTTATTCCTGCTTTATCAGCAAGTTCTTGTGGCTTCATATTGCATTCGTCAAGTGCTTTTCTTAACCTTTTTGCTGTGATTTCACATTTCATATGCTTTTCTCCTTTCTTAAGTGATAACAATATAATAACACGACGGCGTTAAACTTTCAATTAAAAAGTTAAATAAAGTTAAACTTTTTGCTTGACAATATGGTTAAACGGCGTTAAACTTGTATCAAGATAAAAAAGAAAGGGGGAATAGCAATAATGGTTTACTCGTATAGTAAATTAAAAGGTCGCATAGTTGAAAAATTTGGTAGTCAAAGTGCATTTGCTAATGAACTAGGCGTTTCAGAAAATTCAGTATCAAAGAAACTAAACTGTAAAACAGAATTTTCTCAAAGCGATATTGTAAAATGGAGCGAGCTACTTTGTATCAAAATAGTTGACTATAGCGATTATTTTTTTGCTTGAAAGTTAAACGATGCTTAACTTTTGCAATTATTTCACAGGAAAGGAGCTGAAATATTGAGAAAAGCAAAGATGCGTGCAGTTTCGTTTTTTAATAAGCATTTTGTAAAGTGGAAATTTTTGAACAGTATGTTTGTTATTCCGTTTTGCAAAGACGGAAAGATGTATTTGCACATTTCGCAAGTATGCAGAGATGGAACAAGAGTTGTAAAAAGAACATTCCTCATTGAGCATTTGGTTGATGATAACTTGGCGGTTACGAACCAAACGCTCGCAGAAGAAAAAAGAGTGTTCAAGAATCCTACATTATTTTAACCCATGTAGTATATCCGCACTTGAACAGGAAAGGAGCTAATGTAGTGACGGGAGTTTTGATAGCACTAAAAGAAATGCTCAATACGCTCAAAAGTATTGACGGTACACTGAAACGTATTGAGCAGTCTTTAAACGCAGAGAATCAGCATGTAGTAATTAAAGATGCTATTACTCATGCATTCATCGGAGATAATTATAAGCCTACCGCAGATAGGAAAGGAAGGTAATGAATGGAAACACTTGAACAGAAATTCATTGATAGCAGAGAAGTGGCTGAAATGGTAGGAAAACAGCATAACGAATTGCTGAAAGACATAAGAAGATATGCGGAACAATTAGGAGAGGGGAAAATTCCCCAGTCCGATTTTTTCACAGAAAGTACCTATATAAACAGCCAAAACAAGAAGATGCCATGCTATCAAGTAACAAAGAAAGGTTGCGAATTTATCGCACACAAGCTTACAGGTGTTAAAGGTACGGAGTTTACGGCAAAGTACATCAACCGTTTTCAC